AGTAGCGTGAACAGAGTTAAACATCTCGTGGTGTTTGTGGAACTCGTCTGTACCCCTAGTTTTCCGCATACTTTCTAAATGCCCCATGGCTTGTTTGGCAAGTTCTGCTACCTGTTTTGGATTGCCCCTAAACCCACTTGGGCTTTGAGCAATTCCGCCTCTAATAATCTTGGCTTGTTGTTTTGGTCTAGTAGTTTGACCTTTTACGCCCATCTCTGCTGGACCAGCAGTGGGTAATTTGGTCTCAACAACCTCACGAACATCTGCGTCAGTGGCTCGTGTAATCCAGCCACCATCACGTTTGCCTTTTTCTCCACCAAGAATTTGCCCAACTTTTGGTGCACCAGCAATACGACCAGTCTTTGGGTCTAATTTTTTACCAGTACGGGTTTTAGTCCGTTTACGTTTTGGCTTGTCTGTCATGCCATTCTGTCCTTAAGACGTTTTGCAGAGTGTTGAGCAAAGCATTGTGGACACATTCCTTTGCTGTACATAGCAGCAACGGGGGACATAATCATTCCGCATTGAGGGCATGGTTGAGAACCGTTGTAGTTAAGTTGGTTGTTAACAACGGTTTTGGCTTGCATATCTAGCGTGTAAGAACCGCTTTCAATATCCATTAGTTTGCTCCCAAATCATTTCTAGAAGAACCTGAGTAACCTGCCACTCCTCCTGAGTACCAACCAACTCGTGGTTCAACATAATTTCTATCAATGGACACTATGTCATCAATTCCAATTGTACGACGGTCATACCCATAACGGTCTGGAAATAAACGAATTTGTGGAAGAGGTGGACGAACCATTTTAGCAATGTCTGCACCAGGGATGTTCATAACCATCAACGCTTGAGAAGTTAGGCGTTCTTCATTAGAAGACCATGGACCGCTGTATTGCCAACGCTTGGCTACTTGGTCAGGTTGAAATGGTGGACGTTCATTCCACGGTTTTGTATGGTCATAACGACCATCTACTCCATTACCTCTTGCCATTAGTTAACTCCAATTAGGACGTAAGGTACGCAACTGAGAGGCTCTCTTTGCGTAAATTGTCCCTGGCTCATCAGCACGAAGGTTTGCTTTACCATCGTTGACTAGGTGAGGAGCAGGAGTTAACTCCACCTCTGGTCGGTTTCTTTCTGATAAAAAGACAGCCACACCGTTGGCGTTACTCAAAATAGATTTCGATTGGCGTGATAAGCCTCTTGTGGGCTGTAACTCTGCGGGCCAGTAGTACGCACTTGGCTCTACTCGTTCACCTTTGTGAACACCTCGTTGATACGCTTTTTTGTTTACATTGTTTTTTATTGAGTCTAACAATCTATCGTCACGACGACGTGTTGTTAAAGTTCCTAAGTATCCGTCTGGGTATTCAGCAGACGGAACACGACCAACACCTAAACGCATAAAGTCTAGGTTTGAACGAACAGATGGACCACCATATCCGCTTTGGTTGTTGTATCCGCTTAATCCACCAGCACCCATTGCTTGCCAGTTTTGGCTTGGGTTCATATTTGTTGCTGGCATTACTCTTCTCCACGCATACGCTTAACACGATTTTCATTAATTTTTCTTAAAATGTCCCCGTAAGTAACTTTTTCTTTCTTTCCAGTATCACGATTTACTGTGTAACCAGCCTTTTTATCCCAATCCTTATTACGGTATTGGTTACGGGTAAAACTTCCTTGTTCATTTGGCATATCCAATGCACCAGGACGATAACGAGGGTCAACATCGTTTTTACCAAGGTCAGCAGTATGCAGTAAAACGTCTCCGCCATAACCTCCAACAAAGTGACCTCTGCGAGATACACGTGTTCCACCTAATGCGTAAGAGGCTTTTTGTTTTTCTTCAATACCCATTTTTTGGGCTTCACGAGGAGTCTTAAGTTTTACTGAAATATCTTGGTCATATGTACCAGGTGTTTCTGGATTTTTCCATGCACCATGAACAGCGTCTGCAACTCCCTTAACTTTGGCAGCATGCTTTTCTCTGTATTCTTTAATTTGGCTTTCAGTTGCTGGAAGTGGAGTGGATTGTTCTGCTCCAGAAAAAGCAGTCATAAACCCATGGCCTTTAACAGGCAAACGGTCATGGAAACCTATTGAGGCTCCACCTTCTTCGGGCTTATTTAGGTGCTCTGCAAATTGAGCATCGCTTAAAGGTCTTTCACTCATACAACCTATGGTCTAAGGTAAAGTATGATTTGTCAGTATAAAGGAGATAGAAATGGCATACGAAAACGTATACAAACGTCCTTTAAAGCATTATGTGGCTATTGCTGTAGGTAATGACGAAAGATACCAAGCAGTATGCAACCCAATTAAATGTGGTTGGAAAGGCTCAGTAACTCATGACCGTTCTATGGCTGAGTTTGAACGGGAGATTCATTACATTGAAATTCTTGACCTTGATACAAGGCCGTTCCCTCAATAATATTGACGGCTTCAATAGCAAATCTTCCTGACTCTTCGTTATACCAAACGATTCCAACACCTTGTTGCCAGTTCTCATAATGAACACCTGGACGACCGTCTGAACCTACACCTGAGTTAACAGAAGGAACAGCACCGTCTACTCTGCACAAACATCCTGGAGTAAACGCAACACTTCTAATTGGACCCTCTGCATCAAAGGTAGTGCGATACTGCATTTCGATTCGGTGAATGTGACCAAAGATTGTAGATAAATGAGGAGTGTCATTGGTGTAAGCAACAGCAGTGTTTCCGTTACTTCTAACCTTGTTACCGTGCATTGCACGAAGGTACTTACCTAACCAAACCATGGACTCTTGAGATGGGTACTTGTCAAAAAACTCAATGTCTAGTTCTTTTAGACACAATAGGTTTTGAACACTAAGTACAGGGTCACCGTCTATGTCATTAGCCTTCTTTAGACCATAAGATGCTGCTGCATTTCTCGTGGCATAAAGGTTAAGACGGTTATCGTGATTACCTTCTAGTAACACGATACGAGCATCAGGAGCAATTGCTCTTTGTTTTGCCAAAAACTCGTGACCATAATTAATGGCTGCTTGAGTGGTATTAGCAAAGGCTGCTTCTTGTATGTACTTGGAGTGCTCTTGCAAATCTAAGAAATCACCTAGATTAATTACTACATCAATCCCGTACTTCTCTTGAACGTACGCCATAATTTTTAACGCTACGTCAATTGCTTTTTCATCATGAAATGGGTCTAAAGTTCCATCCTCATAACGACGATACCCAATCTGTGGGTCTGGAAGGATAAACGCACATCTCATATTTGTTTGAGACTTATCGTGTTTGGTTGGAGTCCAACCTAGATTTACATTTACGGGGTCAGCAGGTCTTACTATTTCCCATTGTGGTCCTTCGGTCCACGAAGGATGGATAACAAACTTAACGCCTTCAAGGTCGTGGACGGTGGCATTTCCGTCTTCGTCTTTTGTAACCGTTTGATACGCAGATACGTTGACCTTACTAATGCGACCAATATCTTCTGGGTCAAAACCTTGCTTCTCCAATACTTCTTTAATTTTATTTCTTTGGGCTATTTCACCCAGTTCGTTCCATTTGTCATCATCTAACGACATGCACATGCACCTTGTCTGTGAGTCCGAATTGTGTCTTTGCTCATCGGAGTATTTAGAACTCGTTGGAGTTCTCTAAATAAATCAGCATGACTTAAATCTGATTCTAATAGGATAGTGATTACTGCTGCTTTATCAGGATGCAGACTTGAGTGCCATTTGGCAAACTTACATAACTTACTGGTTTGAGGTCTTTCCTTTAAACGCTGAAGAAGTTCTTGGAAATCTTCTATAGAACGTTCTTGAAGGTCGTGCTCTGCCATACGGTAGACCCTTTCATAGCGATTCGGTAAAGAAATCTTACCGAATTTCGCTACGAAAAGAAACGACTTGCCGAAACTTTTTTATTCTTTTTTGAACCCTGTTGAAGGGGCTCCATCATCCCATTTATAGAAAGAACCAGCAGTCTGCTTGGATAATGGCTGTGGAGTTCCGTAAGGGTTACTGTCATTAGACCAAGCAGTACGTGCTGATGCTGTTGAAAGGTTTTGGCTTCCTAAAGATTTAGGAGACCCTACACCCTTATAAGGTTGTAGAGATTGCCCTGTTTGTTGTGAAGATAAGTTTCCGTTCATTGATTATCGCAATGAGTCGGAAGCAGCCTTGTCCATTCCTTGACGAGCACCCATTGTGCTAGGAATGATACGTGCATTTGCCATTGTTGCACCTGCTGCTGGGTCAACTGTTGGCATCTTTGCAGAAATCTTGCAACAAGCACCCATACGTTCAGATGAACCTGCGTCAACCTTTACAGGAGTACGACGTGGCTTTGCACCCATAACTGTTGGGTCACCTGCTTGTGTATTTTTCTTTGGCATCAATTTGCCTTTTACTGCACCAACAGCAAGACGTGCACTTCCACGATTAATCATATCGCTTAGTGAATCTGGCATATCTACTGATGTGTTCTTTGCACCTGCACCATCTAGGTGACTTGATGCTGCTCCTGCACGACGACGCATAGCGTGTCCCATCTTTCTGTAATCTGACATTGGAACTCCTTAGTGCCCTTGTATAAATGGTAAGACTTTAGTCTTGGGTGTCTGCCTTAACTTGCTTGAATTGCAAAAACAATTGCCGAAATTTCGCCATCACGACTTTCAATAGTCGTAAACCCTGGCTTGCAAGTCAGGTCTAACCCTCTTGGGGCTACGTAACCACGAGCAATGGCTAGGGCTTTAACTGCTTGGTTAACAGCACCTGCACCTACGGCACGTAGTTTTACTTGACGGTCTGCATACAGAGCATGGGCGATTGCAGAAGCCACGCTTTGAGGGTTGCTTCCAGCACTTACACGAAGAAACGGCTCTTCAGAAGAGACGATTGGTTCGATTTCAGTCACGATTTATAGTCCTTTACGTTGTGTTGTAGTGCCCACCTACTCACAAAGGTAAAGAAAAAACGGCTATAAATCAGCCTAAACGTGGTTCATCTCTGTATTTAGGGTCTGCCATCTGCCTAATAATGGCTCTTTCAACCTCGTTTATCCCAGTTTTTGAGACAAGACGGGCTAAAGCATACGAGTCTGCTGCATTGTCGTCTGAGAACTCAACTCCCCAACGTTTGTACATCATCATCAACATCTCTTGTTTTTTGGCGTTACCTTTACCTGCAGCAAACTTCTTTAGGGTCATGGGAGATACTTGCAAAGGGAATATCTTGTCACGTTCATACAACTCTAGTTTTACTATGGCTGCTAATTCTCCTAGTTTTAAAGCAGCAGGTGACTGAAGAACGCTACCTTCTATAGCAACATCAAGAACTTCTGCCCCTAACTCTTGTACGTAATCAAGGGTGTCGCCAATCCATTCTTTTATATCTACAAGTCTTTCAATTCCAAAGTATGGAGATTTATACACCCACGTAAAATATTCTTTTGGGTTTTTACAAGACATGGCTGTTAAACCAAATCCTGTTAGGGATTGGTCTATGCCAATGTAAACGTCGTCTTTTCGGGTAAGACCACCGTCAAAGTTTTTTACTGACAAGGGTGTCCACCAAAAACCTTAACTCCTCCAAAGTTCCGTCGTTACCTAACACTTCATCAAACTTATACGCATCCATTTCCCATTCGGATACATGACCGTTTACTGCAGTTACATCTGGTCGTTCAACACGCCAAATCTTTCCATTTAATTGTTTGATTGCTACGGCTTCATTTATAAATCTAACGTCTGTGATTACGTACTTTGCATAAATGTCTCTTGAAAACTTTCTAAAAGCAGCACGTATCCAAACTTCTTGGTCAATGTTTACACGAGCAGAATATCCTAATACTTGTAAATAATGACGAACTTCTGGGCGTTGTTTGGCTAAATCCCACCCGTATTCGTCTACTAATTCTTTTAGTCGAACATCGTGGACTATTGGATTCATGGCTAAAAGAATTTCTCTAATTGGGTCAGCAAAAGCAACTCGTTCAAATCTATGTTCTTTTACAAGATGTTCAGCAACCGTATCTTTTCCTGAACTTGCATATCCAGAAAGACCAATAATTACCATGACATTTTGTCCTTTCTGATTGCTCTAACGTCTGAAGACCTACGGGTTATCTCACGAGATACTAAAGCGGTGTCTCGTTCTAAGTTGTAAAACATCACCTCAATCATCTTTCGATACGCATAGATGTTGTCCAAGTTATCTGCCAATTTCATAACTGTAGGGTCACTAGCAACGGCTGCTTTTAAAGCAGCAACTTTGTCATTCTTTGTTATTTCACGAGACACCATTAGTTTGGCTGATGTCATGTCTAATGCTTTTTCCGCTGCTCTTTCATCAATTTGTGCTGCAGATAACTGTGTAGCAACATAGTTTGACCAAGCAGTCAATCTGCTAAATAACAGACTTAGTTCTTCACTATCCAATTCAGTCAAATCTCTTGGCATTAACGGGTAGTCGTCTTGCTGTTGAGCAATTGCAAACCCTTGTTCTAGTAGTTCATTTATGGCCTTTTGCGAAGCCTCGCCTAACTTAAGTGTCATTTTATTCTCCAAACTGTAGGCAGGACTTGCATCCTACTTCTGTAATGTTACAAGCAATAGGGGTGTTTGTAGCAACCGCTTCTACGACTTGTTGGGCTTTTTTAAATATAGGCTCAACTATTTCATAGTCTGCTTTTACTGAAAACTCTCTGTAATCTTGGTCAGCCTTTAGTTCATAAAGAAACACGATTTCTTCAACTGGATTACCCATTCGCTTTGTTAGTTCTAGGTAAACCTGACCTTGTAGCAAGTGAGTTCTAAAAGGACGACGAATACTTCGCCATGCTTTTGTCATATCTCCATCGGCTTTTGCAAGCAGTTCAGGTGCTTCAAAACGAAGGGTTCCTGACCCAATTGATTTAATTTCAATCAAACAGTCGTTTCCAATTCCTTTTACCCAACCGTCAGAATGTCCTGCAATTTTTAACTCAGGGTCAACTAACGTCACTTCGGCATATCGCAAGAAGTGACCATACGCACTGCAAGATTTACACATTTTTGGAGAAGTATCGTAGAACTGTGCTCCACACACTAAACAATTCCAAGCACCGTAAAGCACACCCATTTCTCTAAACCAGTTTTGCCATTTGGAATGAATGAAATGGCCTTCATCAAAGATTGATTGAAGTCTGAGATTTGGTTTGTCTTTCTTTACTGTAACTCCCGTTAAAGCAAAGTAAGCGGCTCTTAGACACCAATCAGCCTTAACCATTTCTGATGGGTGCAGCACGTCAGTACGACGGTCCTCAGCAGGTTTAGCCAATAAATGTCTTTCAACATCTCCTACCAAGCGAGGGTCGCTCTTCTTTGCATCTAAGAACTTCTTCAAATCACCAGCCATTACTCAACCTCGTCTAATCCCATTACGTATTCTTCTAGTGTCATTCGTTTTTTGTAATTCTTTTTCCATTTACGGAACAAAGCGTTACGTTCTCTGTGCGACATTCCTCCCCAAATTCCATGGGGCTCATCTCGCTCTAGTGCATCCCAAAGGCATTGTAGTCTGACGGGACACGGGTTCTTTCCGTTTTCGCCAAAACAGTATGACTTGGCTTCAGCAGCGATTGTTTTGTACAGTTCTTTATCACGTGGAGGATAGAAGGTGTCAGTGTCAACTCCTTTGCACCGAGCCTTGTACCTCCAGGCGTGTTGTGGTTCATCCATTTACGATTCCTTATCAAGAGTCTCTCTCATTTCCAGGTAATCGTCTTCAAGGAGAATCACGTAATTCTCCCCATCTAGATGGATGCCTAATATCGGGATACGGCTATCTAGTATTGCCTCTCTCGTAATCTTCTTTAGAACTTCTGATTTAATTGTGACCTGTTTTTTACCAGTCCACTTGTGTTCAATCAGTAGTTCTTTAGAACGTACGTCACCCTTTCGGGACCAAAAGGCTCCAGAAGCAGCAGTACGAGAACCGCCTATACGTTTTGCTAAACGGTTTTCGTGCATACGAGATTGCTTCTGACCTTCAGATTTCATTTTTTCTTCTTTGTAGTTAAGTAGGGGGTTTCTCTGTCTATTGCTACCAATGTTAACGCTACATGTTCGGCTGCTAATTGAACAGCAACCATAAGGTCTTCAGGATGAGCCTTTTTAGTTGCATCTTTTCCAGCAAACATAGAAGTGTTATTGCCGTTAGTAACAACGAAATTAAGTATGGCTAGGTATTCCTCCATAGTTACATACCAATTACAACGGTTATCTTCCAAGGTCAACTACCTTCTTTGCCAATTCTTCCTTTAAGTCTACTTCTTCACGGATAGACGAAATTACAGATTCTGTTCCCTGCCATTTACGTTCTCCATAGTAGTACCAACCGCCCTTACGTTCAATGATTTCGTGAAGGACAGACATAGCAGCGATTTCTTTAGCAAAATCGTACTCGCCAGGATTGCACTCCCCTCCAGGAGCAAAGTAGAAATCAAAGTAGGCTACTCGTTGAGGGGGAGCAGTCTTGTTCTTTAATGTTCGTACTTTTATGGTCTGTCCAACACGAATTTTGTTTGTTCCTGAACCTGTCTCAATCCATTCATCACGACGGATTTCACAGCGGGTAAAGAACGCATAGTTCTTACCTTCTCCTCCAGGAGTAGTTCTAGGGTCTCCGTGCATTACGCCAATTTTCATTCGGTATTGGTTAATAATGATGCCGAGAACTGCTCGTTCATCTTCAACCAAACTTCTTTTCATGGCTGCACCAACAACTCTAAAAAACTTATTAGTAAGCATGGCTCCACGACCAACAGTTAGTTCGTCCATGTTCTTTGCCATTTCAGGAGATGGAGACAACGCTGGTAAAGAGTCAATTACGATGGCATCTACAGACTTAGATTCAGCAAAAGCAATTACAGAGTCGTAGGCTTCTTCCATAACATTTGTTTCAATAACGATTACACGGTCTGGGTCAACACCACACATTTCAGCGTATTCTGGAACCCACTGTTCTGCTGCTACCCATACAGTTGTGAAGTTTGGGTTTAATGCTTGGTTTGCAGCAATTGTTTTTAATGCAACCGCTGTTTTACCGTGTGAAGATTCACCAATAAGTTCGTTCCATTGATTTCCTGGAAAACCTCCACCAAGCACAAAGTCAAGAGTGGTAGACCCGCTTGTAATTCTAGGGATAATGTCACTGCGAATATCAGCAGCACGAACAACTACGTTATCTCCAAATCGTTTGTTGAGTTGAGCAACAACTTTTAATGCTTCGTCATTCATTGTCATCATCCGTCTATTCTCCCAATAATTCCTTGGGGGTTCCAATTGCTTTGAGTGTCGTTGCCACGTGCAGATTTTGCAGTGCCTTCAACTTTTGCTCCTGTTAATGAGCCAAACTTACTACCAGACTGTGACAATGGATAGCCACAGTCGTAACATCTTGGAGCCGTGTTAGACACAGCCATGTAGTTACTGCTATTGCAGTCTGGGCAAGATTGATTCTGTTGTGCACTACCAATACGTAAATTTGGTTGTGGTTGAGGAGGAGTGTATGGAGTCATTGGTCGTTGAGACGGAGGCATTGGGGGAGACACGTCTTGTCTAGGCATTGGGGTTTGACCTTGTAACTTCTTTGCCCACCAATCAGCATTACTCATAGTTTTGGCCTCCTTGGTCCAACTGATATCAAATGTAAATCAACCATTTGAGATAGGTTTCCTACTACTGCAGCAATAGTTAGTTCTTGGTTTGTTGCTGCAAAATGGTCCCAAAATTCGTCTGGAAGTTCTTTTGCTGCATCACCCATCTTAGTTCTCTGTAGTTCAGTAGTTGCTTTCGCAATCGAATAAGTTTGTGCAAAAATTAACGGAAATAAATGAGCGATTTTCTCGACTCGTTCGTCACTGGCTCGTTGCTCCATTTCAGCAACCTCATCGCTTACATATGTTGTTCCAGCAATAACTCCAAGTGCAAATGCGTCTTTTAATTGAGAGTCTAAAAATAACGCCCTAATGCGATACATAATCTCAGCAACAAGAGCGTCTTCATCAAACTTATACTTCTTCTTTTTAAACCATTTCATTTGGCTTCTCCCCACTTTTGTACAACGTGGGTATCCGCAATCAATGGAACAACCATGTCAGGCAATTTAACCCCTTCCATTGATTCTCGAATTGCTGCTGCAACCTCATCAGCAAGGCTGTCAGGAGTAATTGTCACTAACTCATCGTGCACTGTCAATAGCACATTGACTTCTGGTTCTTCTGTAAAACAAGAATGTGCTCTAACCATAGCCAATTTTATCAGGTCAGCAGCAGACCCTTGAATAACCGTGTTAAACGCTTGTCGTTCAGCACGGGACTTTGGTCCAAGGTCATTGCTTAACAACTCTGGAATGTACCTACGTCTTCCTAGTACTGTTGATACATATGGCATAGGACGCTGTTGTTTTGCCATTCTAATAACTCTGTTTCTGTAATTATTGATGTTTGGGAACTTAGCGTTAAACAAATCCATTAACTGGTGAGACTCTTTTACAGTACACCCAATTTGGTCTGCAATTTTTTCTGGACCTACACCGTAAGCAATAGCCAATACCAACACTTTTCCAGCACGACGGTCTACGCCCATTCTGTCACCAATCGTGGTGTAAATATCCCCACCATCCATATAGTTTTTAACGAACGCTGGGTCTTGAGAAAAAGAAGCAATAATGCGTGGCTCAATTTGAGAGTAATCAGCAACTACTAACTTGTATCCAGGTGGAGCAATAAACAGGTTTCTAATTAACTTGCCGTACTCTCCTTGTGACGGAATATTTTGCAAGTTAGGCTCGCTGCTAGAGAAACGCCCTGTTTCTGCACCATGAGATTTAAAGTTGGTGTGGACTTTGCCATTGACTAACAAACTGTTTCGAGATTGAGTCTTTGATTTACCTTTGGTAGTTCTAGTTACGTCTCCGCCTGTATACGGAGTTACATAAGTAGTCATAATCTTGTTCAAATCTTGGTATCGCATAATTTCAGCGACTAACGGGTCTTTTTCTCTGTAGTACTCCAGTGCTTCAGAACTTACAGAGTAATGTTGATAACTTACTTCTTCCCCGTTTTTAACTGCCTCAAATCCCTTAGGTGTTAAAGCAATCTTAATGGTCTTATTAGGTCTAATACCACGACCACCTTCGCTTTTCGGTGTGAACAAAATCTTTTGCTTTTCTTGAATGGAATTCATATGAAACTCACGACCAGCAAGTTTGTACGCTTCTGCTGTTACTTTTACTAAGTCTTTTTCAATTTGAATTCTTAATTTATCAAGTTCTTCAATATCAATGTGAGCACCTGCTAATTCCATATCAGCAAGAACAAGCATTAAATCCATCTCTAACTTCCAAACGGTTGTTAGGTTGTAATCTTTAAGTTTTGGTTCATAAATCTCGTACAACTGCCAAGTTGTTTCCGCATCTATGGCTGCATACTTTGCAACATCTTGAAAACTATGCTTTTCAACAGCGTGTCCAATACCTTTAACAACGTCTTTGTCTAACTCACGTTTAGCACAATCTGCTAAACCTAAACCGTTTTTAGTTCTGTTGTTTAAAATAAAAGAAGCAATCATTGTGTCAAAATAAGGTTTAGTAGGAACTTTCCCTCTGTAGTATTTTGCTACGGCTTTTAAATCAAATTTAATATTGTGACCAACTTTTACTTTGTCACTAAACATTAAAGGTTTGAGTGCTTTAAATACATCTCCTGGCAATAATTGAACTGGTGCTTCTGAAAAAACAGGGACCCATAAGTCTTGACGTTTTGTATAGTCTTGTTCTCTTAGTTCTTTGCCCTCATCTAAACGTTTCTGTCCAGAAGCCAGTAAAGGTTTATCCCATTTAAGAAAGTCACCGTTTGGATGTCCCATCGGGATTACGTCTACACGTCCAGAAGTTGCAAATGCAATCCAAGTAACTTCGTTTAGTAACGGATGTAATCGAGAAAAATCGTCTGCTCCGACTGTTTCAACGTCAAATGCAAAAGCAGGTACGTCTGCATAAGCAGAAACCATTTCTTCTAATTGCTCTTTAGTCGTAATTATGTTCATGTTGCTCCTCAAAGTTAGGTGCAAGGGGCTTGGAGAAAGAGAGTAAACCAAGCCCCTTGCTAGGAAGGGACGGTCGTAGGAAGGGGGTTATGCGACCGAACGAGCAACTTCTAGCAACTCAGGGCGAGGAGTATCCCAAATTGCTTCAGGACCAAATGGTTCTGCAGATGCTACGAGTTCCTCAACCTGGGTAGGGTCAAGGTCCCAATCTTCTACAAGGTCTGTAGAACGAACACGCTCTAGTGAGTATGTTGTTTGTGGACCTGTACCTGTGCGTGAAACTGAATAGTAAAACTTATTCAATGGACCACGCTTTGGGTCTTCATGGGCTGCTTTGATTTGACGGAATAGAGTTGGTGGAGCAGTAAGAATCATTGTCTTCTGTTCTTCACCGCTTAGTACAAGAACTGTGAAAGCAAATTTTCCACGTGGCTTGTCACCAAGAATGTCACACAACGGACAACCTTCGTTGTCTGTGTCTGCGATACATACGAAAGAACGCTTTCCAGACGAACGGTCAATCCAATGTTGCTCGTAACTACGGAAAGGTCCATCACCAATGAACTTGATGAGTTGTGATTCCTCAGAGAACTTAAAGTCTAGAGGGTATTCGCCCTTTTCTTTAGTTGCTGTTTTAAGGACTTTACTTGCTGCATCCCATCCAGATTGGACGGTAGTTCCTACCTTTGGGGTTGCATTTTCGTCATCAGCGTCAAGATATGAGGCTGCGTTTACTGAAGGCTGTGTAATTGCCATCTTTATTTCTTCTTTCGGTAATGAGGCTTTCGCACTCGGTTGGTTATGAGGTCGGTTGACTCTCGGCAGCAACAGCATCTTTCCATCTTGAGACTATCGCCATGGTTAGGTCTGTGTGCTGAGACCATTCTACACGAGCAGTTCCTAATAGACCTCGTTTGGAGAACTCCTCCACAGCGATTTCTATAAGAACTCTTGTGTATACCCTGTTTCCGCCTACTTTCTCGCCATTTAAGGTCTTAGAACGTAGACGATAAGGGGCTCTTGGGAGATACCCCTTCTTTTCCCACGAACGGATGCTAATGATGCTCTTTTCAAGAGCCTTAGCCATAGCACCTATCGTGAAAACTTCGGTTTCTTTTCCGTTGAGATGTTTCATAATTGGGTTTTCATCCCAAACAGTTTCATCGTAAGAACGGCGTTTACGTTGTGCTTTTGGATTTACTTCACGACGCTTTTGCTTTGACCCAGGTTTGTATTCAAGGTCAGCAAAGGCTCTTTCAATCTCATCGTCACTACGTAGACCAGCCATGATTACTTCTTACTTAACATTAGTGCCCAAACAATTTTGCCTGGGAACATCTCATCAACTTCTTCTTCTGTTAGCAACCCTTCATAAAGAGCAGCCATCAAAGCATCTTCATCTACAACAGTGATTGTCTTGTAAAGACGGTCTTGAAGATTTTTTGCTGTAATGATGTCATTAGCAATGTCTTCATTGATTTTTCTAGTTACTCGCTTTTGCTTTTGCAAAGACACGTAACCATCAATCTCTTCAGGCAGTTCAAGCCACATGTTGCCTTTATCGTCTTCAAAACCTTCGGCTTCAATCTTTGCAAACAATGCAGCCTTTAGTTCTTTCTGACGTGCTTCGTAAGTTTCAATGTTCTTTTTAATTGATGAATACTCTTTGGTTTGAGAAACCAAATCATCACCGTTGTTAAAGTCTCTAGGACCGCCTACTGGAATTGCCATTTATTTCTCCTCATATTTGTTTCTGCATTAGAAAGTTTAAAAGACTACCGACCGTTAAGTCAACGCCTCCCTTTTCATTAATGCCTTGTCCATCCATTACTGCATCAGCAATAGCGTTTTTTTGGTTTAGCATTTCGTACTGCCGTTCTTCAATTGATTTTTTCATTAAGAAGTCTTGAATAATTACTGTCTTCCATTTGCTGGAGGCTCTTCTAATTCTAGAGTTACGTTGAACCGCCGTGCCAGATGACCATGGCAAATCATAGTTCACAAGTAAGTTGGCTTGTGGGAGGTCAACACCATAGCCACCTGCGTCGCTTGATATGAGCACCCTAACTTCTTTAGAATTTTGGAAGTCTAACTTAGCCTCTTCTTTAGCCTTAGAATTCATTTCTCCTGAGTAAATACGGCTTTTTATATTCTTCTTTAGAAGTTTGGATTGAATCATGTCCAACATTCCCAGGTAAGTTGTAAAGATAACTACCTTAGAATCCTCATCAGTTTCAAGGTGTTCTGCTACATAACTCAGCATTGTATCCAATTTGGGCGAGGTATCACTTAGGTCATCAAGGTAGCCGTCGTCTGCCAGGGAAGCAGCATACGCACTACCGCCTTTTGCACCTTCTATAGAAATTCGTTCCCCGTCTACTTCAGCCCATCCTTTTTTATATTTAGTTGAACTTTCAACTAGTAACACAGGGCTGTCACACACCATACGAAGAGCAGTTATCTTGGACATTATGGAACCTCGTAAAGCGTCAGCAGGACTTCCTACTGCGTAACCTTGTCCATAATGTGCTTCTAAAGAAAATCCAGCACCAAATAAGTTTTGAGCCTCGGTTAGTTCATTCATCAAATCTAAAACAATTTTTTCGTATAAAACTTTTGATTTTTTATCAAAACTAACAGTTATTGGGTCAAGATGAATAGTGGCGGGCAGATAGGGAGCCACATCAGCATCTGATTGAGCCTTCCTAACTGACGCTTCTTTAATCTTCTCATGAAGCAATGGAAGATTGCGGTATCTCTGTACCCCGCCAAAATTGTTACGAACGATAAAGGTTTTATCAAACAAATCAAAACGACCTAACAACCCTGGCTCTACAAATTGCATGATGCTGTATAACTCTTCTGGCTTACCGTTTTCAATTGGTGTGCCTGTAAGAGCAAACCTAATTGGAACGTTGGCTGCTAGTTCTTTTACTTTCTTAGTTCGTTTAGACCTGAACCCTTTGATTGCGGTTGCTTCATCGCAGACAATGGCTGAAATCTCTAACCTCTTGATTTCATCCCAATCGTTAACTACCGATTCATAATTGACAATAATATAGTCAATAGAGTTAGCACTCCAATTACGACCCATTCCATATTGTTCTTCTCTCTGTTTCTTAGTTCCGTCAACTACTAGTGGAGTAGAGTTGCTGAACTTTTTTATTTCTGCAGCCCACTGATACTTAAGGCTGGCTAAGGCAATTACCAAAACAGGTTTTGTTATCTTGCCTAAACTCATCAGGTTCTCAATTGCTGCAATAGTCATGCAGGTTTTACCCAAACCCATTTCGTATGCAACCAGAACTCGACCCCGTTCCGTCATTTTGTCTACGGCTTCGGGTTGATAAGGCTTTAATGTTCCTGTGAACATTATTCGAAGTCTGGCTCTTCCTGAGCACCACAGCCGTCATCAATACAGCCGTAATCGCCACAATAGTCACAACGGAAAATGTCTTCATCTCCGTCAAACTCTTTTACTACATCATTGCTTGACAAGATAGGCTCCTTCTCCATAAATCATGTCTCTTGCATTTTCTAACCCAAAACGAATGTCTTCTGCAGTCATTTCTCCTGGGTCTTTTGCAGGTAATCCGTTATAGTTAAAAAACTTTACCTCTATACCGTACTTCCTAGCACTGACAATTAAAGACTCACAGGCTTTTCTTCCTGCTTCATCTAAGTTTGGATTGTCAAAGGCTGCAATTACAGACTCACTGGAACGGATTAGTTTTAACTGAGCATCACTAACAATTGCTCCAAAAGTTGCAACAGCCCCTTTTACTCCCACAGTTTCTAATCTAACTACATCTAATGGAGATTCGACAACAACGACACGGTGTTTATCCATGTGCTGTACTCCAAATAACGTAGATGATTTCTTTACTCCTGTAGGCCTGTTTTTAAATCCTTTGGTTGCATGAGACTTTTCTTGCCAACCCATAAGTTCATGAGTGTGTGGGTCTCTAATAACTAAAATCCATTTGTCTTTATCCCAAAGAACTTCATATTTTTCTGCAGCCTCAGCACTAAGGCTTTTGTAACGTAAAGCCCATTCAGGAGGAGCAGTAAACAAAGCAAGTCTTGCTTCTGACATAGGTATTGGTTTTGGTAACGAAACGTAATCTGGCATGCTCTTCAAACGATTACCAAGTTCTTCAACGGTAATCTCTTGAATATTGGCAAGCCACTCTTTTACTTGCTCATAATCAATTACATCGTCATCTTCGTAAAACTCTTTAACATGACCTACTAAAGAAAAAACGCTTCCTTTAAACCCACAAGAAAAACATATATGAGCACCTGTTTCTTGGTTTATCCACCAAGAAGGATTGGCATCGTCTTTGCCCAACATACGTCGGTGCATAGGACAGTGACCCAATATTTCTGAACCACGTTCACGAATAACTTCAATGTTTAGTGTTGTTAATACTTCTTTGATATCAAAACTCATGGCATTAGTCCTCGTTTACAAACTGAACATGAAGCCATCTTTGTTTCTTCATGGAAGCAGCCTGTCTCCCAGTTCCAAGTAAGGGTTGTCTCACTTGGAGCACAGTTACGGCTTGCTACTATCTTCAGGTTTCGTAAGTCATCATAATCAGGTACTGGTTCAAGACCTAAGATGACATCGGAGTCTTGGAAGAAAGAAGATGAATAACCGATGGAATCTGCGGTTACTTTTCCACCCTTCATTTTCCATAGAAGAGTTTGAGTAGTGACAACTACAGGAATGTCATGACGTTGTGCTAAACGTTTTAGTGAACGAGTGACATTCGTAATGGATTGTGGTGTGTTCATCTCGCCAGTCATTTCATCCATCATGAGATAAACACCGTCAACAAATACAATGTCTGGTTTTAATTTTGAGATAGACGCAGATAAAGAAGCAACGGTTAGACCGTTAACAGCATCAACAAGATGAAATGAGTTTTTCATCTGGTCCATGTCTTTTAACATATCCATATAACGCTGTTCTTCATCTTGGAATAATTTTCCACGCCGTAAACGACCATGCGAAACTTTGGCACGAATACCATCGTGACGTTGCTGTTGTTCACGGTTAGTCATCTCAAATGACTGGAACATTGGAACCTTGCCGTTTTGATGCACGTGAATCGCTACAGCAAGGGCTATCTGTGACTTACCAGTTTTAGGTGGAGCAATTACTGTTACTAATTGTCCCCCTTGCAATCCAGCAGTTGCTTCATCAATTTTGTCGAAGCCTGTTGGAATACCAATCATTGTGTGATTTGCTAATGCTTGATACTCAGCAAATCGTGCTTCTGCATCTTTTGTTAAATCAAGTTCGTTAGTTCCTTGAACACCTGAAGTATTTACTCTGGTGATTGCTGCTTCCATTGCAACCAATGCACCTTCGTGGTCATTGGAAGTAAGTTTGTCAATTGCAGATTCAAGTCCTTGTCGAACTAATAGTCTGCGACGAAATGCAACGGCTTGGTCAACAAGAAAATCTAAAGAGTCTTGTACATCTAAAACTTTATAAGTTGGGTAATGGTCTTTAACAGTAACTGCTGTTGGGACCTCGGAGTATTCCCCATAATGTTTAATTACAAATCGCCATACCTTGGCGTTATCTTCATCTAAAAACCAATCGGCTGTTACGCCACGTTGCAGCACAGGCAAAATGTCTCTGTCACGAATTACTTTACTGACAAGACGATGCTCGTTATCTGCTGCCACTTTTTATACTCCTCTTACAAATTATCTAGTTCTATTCCCCATGAACCATACATCGCAACTCTACTACGGATGTCTACGACACCTCGCAAATTTACTCTATACGGCAAGTCGTCCACAAGTTCCTGTGTGACGCTGTATATCTGTGCAAAATTAAAAGGGTTTCCTCCTCTCCTGTCAAGAATTTCCATCACTCTGTCTAAAGAAGATTGATTCCAACCTTCTTCTTCAATACCAGCAAGTTCTACTGATAACCCATAACGGTTTGTAATAATCCAAAGTTTGGCTACAGCCTCTTTGTTTATATTTTTAACCTGCAAAGAAGTTGTAGATTTAAATAACTTCTTTTCGGTTACTTCTTCGGCTAATGCAACAACGTCTGCTAAAACAATTATTCGTGCAGGTGTTTCATTAGATATGTCGCCATTTTTCACAGCACCTCTACCCTTGCATATTTCAAAACAAATTCACGAAATGCCTGAGCGTTTTCGTTTGCTTTTTCAGCCACTTCTTCTGGAACGTTATCTGGCACAAGTATCGCATAGTGCCCATCGTTTTCTGCCATACGTTGTTTTACGAAGTCAGTGTGCTTGCAAGAGTTGCGGATTTTAAAGGAAGGGCATGTGCAACGTGCTTCAGGGTCATCAGGACGAAGTGATACCTCGTACACACCTGTAGGTGACAAGAATACTTGAACCGTACGCCATGCTTCCAATTTTGAGCCTTTCATGCTCTTGCCCTCCGTAAGTCTTTGTTAGCGAGTCGAACTCTATGGAACGCTTCGTTAGCAAAACTAGCCATCGCCATGCTGTATTTGGCTGACCAATTTTCCAGCATCTCGTTAGTTGTGACTATTGTAGGTAAAGCCCTGTCATAACGACTGCGTAAAATCTCATCGAATGATGTGTCGTCATACTTAGAGCCGTACTCTTTTCCTAAATCATCAAGAATTAACACTCTTACATTTAACCAGTCTTCTTTTGCACGTCCATGAAACCCCTCAATTTCACGAGTCAGTTCTCGTTTTTCTTCAGGGTCTGCATCAAATGTTGCTTTCTTACGTGAAAGAAACTCAGGATACGTTAAGTAATAAATCGGACGAGAAACCATTCCAAAATCAGAGTTCCCGTTGTACTTTAAAATGTTTTTTGCTTCGTCACCTTCTGGTAAACGACGAATGAATTCCATAGCAGCAACTACAGCGTGTGTAGTTTTACCGAGTCCAGGCCCGCCATCAAACAAGAGGCCAACTCCAGTTAGCCCTAGACCACCAACTTGTTTGATGACAGACCCAGAGCCTAAATCCTCTAGCCATTCTTCAACGACTTGAGGAAACTCGGTAATCATGTCAGAAGGCTCTAAGCCCATAAATCTGCGTGGAATATTTGAATTACGTAAAATCCAGTGCCTCTTTAAGGAGTCTAACTCCGATACGTCATACGCCATCTTTTTCCTTAAACCATTTCCCGTCAAACGTAAATCCTGTTGGACGAATAGTTATTACGAAATAATCTTCTTTGCCTAAAAAAAGAACCCATACAACTAACTTCAGTATGTAATGTTTCCATTTTGGCATTTCGACAACTACCAGTGCAGGTAGGTCTTCTTTCTTTTTTCTAGGCATTGGTCCCTTTACCAATCTTTGGCAGGGTTACAACTATCCAGTAGTACCAAAAATATCCCGACCATGATGGTGCAGGTGAATAATCATCAAACACCATACGCTTAAACCATCTGTACTGGGGCTTTCTATCTGCACCTGCTAATCGCATATCAACTACTCTAATCATTCCAACTCCTTAGTGATAGCAACAATAGTCTGGCAGGGATACGCTTGTAGCCCATCACCAAAAAAACAGGCACTACATAGATGTTCGTGTCCTTTTACTGGTTTATGCAATTCAACTACTGCACGAAGCATTGCAAATACCTTAGGTTCATCTTGAACTTGGTCAAAGTGTGCTTCGTAATCAGTGAACTTTTCTAACAACTCATCGTGTGTCATTGGCCTCCCCAACCTCCACCTTTAAATTGAACTGCAGGTGGTGTGTAAACCTTAACCATTAAGTTACCGCAACGTTCACACTTAGGACGTTCAGTAGAGTCAAAAGTTAAATGAAGTTCCACAATACTTCCCTCGCATGTGTTGCATTTGAAATCGTATTTAGGCATTTAGTTTCTTCTCGTATCTTTCTAAGGCTGCTCGCCCAACGATGTTGTTGTCGAACTTCCTACCATCAGAAGCGTACACAAATTCATCACCAATGTCATCAGTCGGATTAACAAGTCCGATATTTGCTCGTGCTTTGTTCATGTGAGTTCTAAACATTGCGAGGTAACGTTTGTACAGATGCGGTGCTTCGTCGCCAACATCTTTAC